GATGACTGATAGGATTCTCGCCACACGCAGGGTTGTTGTAGTAGGTCGAGTTGCGAAACCTTCAACTAACATGATTGTTATTGATGTTCCATCGGACTATGAACAACGATTCGGTGCGTGAGGTGGTTAATTGGGCTTCGTAATGGGAGATTTGGTAATCGAAGACGGCGATACGCTTTTCGATACTAATATTACGGTAAATACAATCCGAGATTTGTTAAACAGGCCGAGAGGCTTGAATAGTGGAACTATTATTGAGTATGTGAATCTTCGCAATACTCAGTTTAACAAAGTATCTCGTAAAGTAAATTATGTCGGTGTTGATTCCACAAATGCGCCTACAACAGCCGAAGTCGAAACTGCTGTAAAACTACAGGTGTGCGTTGATTGCCTTCGTGTCCTTATTGATACTATACCCGCTGTAGTTCCCGAAAAAGAACAGGGAGTATCAGACATCAGATTCAATAAACAATTGGCTTCGTTTGAGAAGCAAGCGGCTGATGCTTTGGCCGTAATAGCGGAGAAGGGGGCTACGGCATTCTATAAGAAGGCCACTACCTCAAGAGTAAGTGGAACCACATCAGCGGAACTGTCCGGCTCACTTACTGAAAAGTGAGGCGAGATAAATGACGGTTAGATGGATAGGCGGAACAAGCACCGATAGCACGGTTGCTTCTAATTGGAGTTCGGGGTCAATTCCCGCCACCGGTGATGATGTAGTTTTTGATGGTAATGCAACCCAAAAATGTGTAATAAATAGTGCTACATTTCCCGAAGATGGCGGCGACTTAAACTCGCTTACCATATCTTCTGATTTAAAAGACGATGTAGTAATCCAAACAGGCACGAACACAGAAATTAACTTAGAAGGCGTAATGACTATTGATAAAACGCTTTGCATAGATGCCGACCACACTCTTACTTTTGACTTTAACGCCGCACCATCAACTACTGTTTATGATAGCGGCGGCTCATCATACACATATAAACCATTTGTTGTCTTTAATTCTAACATGACTGATTCTGCCTTTGTTGATTCAACATCAAGAACTAATACAACTTTTGATTTTGACTCGCAGAACTTCACTATGATTGATGGTGTTTATCCTAACATTACAGGCACAGGTAATCTTTACGCTAAAAGTATTTACAGCGATACATCAAGAGGGCTACACAATACTTACGGCTCAGTTGATATGCTCGCAATCAATGGTATATCTGTATCATCATTAACTTACGACATATATGATTATGATAAGCAATTTTACTTTGAGGGCGCACTAACGGCTATTGGCGACACATTTAAGTTCGGTCATACTACCGCTCGGTTCAAAGCGCAGGGAACAGGAAACAAATTACCTGTAAACGGTGAAAGAAATACTAATGCTTATGGTAATGATACCGCAAAAACATTCTATACCGAGTATCATAAAATAGTTATCGAAAATGGGGGAAGCAGTAACTATTGGCTTATTAGCGCGGGACTAACTCTTGACTGTAATGAACTCGTAGTTAGTGATGGCGGGCGATTATACGGACCGTCAAGCGGCACAAGGGCCGCTACCATAAAAAGTGTAAAGCGACCAACGGTGCAGGGCGATTGGAACTTTAGACAAATAACTGATGGTATTTACGAGAGCGTAAATGACGCAAGCAATACATCTGTCTATGAAGGGGGAACAGGCAGACAGACTCTTACAGATAATGCAATTCTTTACGGGCAGGGAATGGACCAAGTAGGCCTTCTTTCTCTCGGTTCTGCCGGTGATGTCCTCGCAGTAAATAGTGGCGGAACAGGTATTGAATGGTCTTCGACCGGCGGAACAAATATCAGCATAGGTGAATTAGAAGATGTTACGATTACATCAGCCGCAGAACAAGAAATCTTGCGGTATGACGCAACTGCTGGCGAGTGGGTAAATGATACTCACGACAGACAGTTTATTCGGGTAAAGGCGGCAGAAGCAGTTGATAAAGGAGATGTAGTCTTTATCTTCGCTGTGCATAATTCTAATGTCGTAAAAGTAAAGAAGGCAAGGGCAGATTCCACATCAACAATGCCCGGAATAGGTATTATGTATGAAACGCTTGCTTTAGACGCAGAAGGTCTTGCAGTAGTATTCGGCAAGGCTAACGGAATAGCGGCAAACTATACAGAAGGAGAAACTATGTATGTAAGCCCTACTACTGCGGGTGCTGTTACAAACACAAAGCCTACAAGCGGAAGCCATCTTATACAAAATGTAGGTATCTTAATGCAAGCACACGCGAGTAATGCCGTTGTTAAAGTTACAGGTGTTGGTAGGTCAAACGATATACCAAACGCAACCATTACTACAAATAGCGCAGATGCAGACTATGTTTATATTGATGACGGAAATGTTTGGAAAAAGATAACGCCCGCTAATTTAGGGATAGGTGGTGGTAGCGACACAAACACTTTCGTTATAGTCGGTGAAGAATCCGATGACTACATAAGTTCAACTGCGGCGGCAGGTAACGCAAACGGTTATCAATTCTCATACGGTAACGGGGCGCAGAATACTACTAAATCTTCAACGGGTTCAGACTTTGGGGTTATGATTCCCGTTGCTTGCACTTTATCGAGATTAGACTTTACTTTTGGTAATATAGGTAGTGAAGATAACACAAGTAACCAAACTATAACCGTATATAAAAATGCGGCCTCAACTACAACTACTGTTACATTTAATTGTAATGGTAGTGGTGGTAATGCCTTTACGAAATCATTTTCTTCTCTTAGTGGAAACGGTTTATCATATTCAGCAGGTGATACATTTAACCTAAGAACAACAGGTCTTAGTGGCTATACAGACACACAAATAGGCCCTGCAAGAATGACGGCTTATTTTACGGTAGCGTGAGGTGATTAAATGGATATGGAAGAAGCATACGCAAAAGTAAGAAGTAGCAGAAACAAAATGTTAGAGTTATATGTTGATTATTTCCAAAAGCCGCTATTATGGGAAACTTTGTCGGCAACCGAACAACAAGATTTAAGAGATTACCGACAAGCCCTTTTAGATTGGCCTACAACCTTACAAGGTATCTATGGTGAAGAATTACCTATAGGTTACGGCAGACACAATCCTACGCAGCCATCATGGTTTGCTACTAAACACCCAAGAGGGAGGATGTTTAGTTAGTTTTATACAACACATACGATTCAAATAATATAAGGGGGCGAGTAGCATGGTTGATGTTCTTACAGACAACAAGAATCTTATCTTCACTACACAGGAAGATAGACTGACTGTTACCCCTCACGCCGCACAGTTATTCAAGGATGCTGATAGCGGATTCGTCTTCTTTGGTGATGGAACTACTGTGGCCGGTCAATCGGCTGATGTAAGACCCGTTGTTACCAAAACAGACAGTTACACATTCACACGCACAGATGAAGGCCGAGTAGTAATGGCTAATAAGGCTTCTGCTCTTACCTTTACTATTCCTACGAATACTAATGTTCCTTATCCTACTGATAAGACCGAGTTAAAGGTTATGAATAGGGGTGCTGGCGATTTGACTATTGCCGGAGATACCGGCGTTACCGTTAGCGGTTCTGCTACCATTTCTCAGTATAGCACAGCAGTTATACGAAAGATAGACACAGACACATGGATGATATTTTCTTCTGTGGGTGTTTCAGGGCCTACCGGTCCTACCGGTCCTACCGGACCTCAAGGTATTCAAGGAGAAACAGGACCTACAGGACCCACAGGCCCTACAGGTGCTGATGGTCCTACCGGACCTACAGGTCCTACAGGCGCAACCGGTGCAACCGGAGCAGTAGGACCCGAAGGCCCTACAGGACCCACCGGACCTACAGGCTCTATCGGTCTTACAGGCCCTACAGGACCCACAGGTGCAGATGGCCCGACCGGCCCAATAGGACCTACAGGACCAATAGGCCCGACAGGACCAACAGGTCCAACCGGTCCCACAGGTCCAGCAGGTGCAGTAGGACCGGAAGGATTAGTCTTTGAAGGCGCATGGAACAGCGGAACTACATATTCTATTGACGATGCAGTTACTCACAACGGAAACTCGTATATCGCTACAGCCGCACATTCAAACCAAGAGCCGCCTAACGCATCTTATTGGGCTGTATTATCCGCTAAGGGTGATACGGGGGCTACAGGTCCCACAGGACCAACAGGTCCTACAGGTCTTACCGGACCGGATGGGCCTACAGGACCCGCAGGACCAATAGGACCTACCGGCCCTACAGGACCTACAGGATTAACAGGAGATACGGGTGCAACAGGGGCAGCAGGACCCACAGGGCCTACAGGTCCTATTGGACCAACAGGTCCAGCGGGCGCAGATGGTAGCGATGGTGCTACAGGACCAACGGGTCCAACAGGACCAACGGGTCCTACGGGAACAGCGGCAGGTTTTGGGACACCAACTGCCTCAACAGGCCCAATCGGCGTAACTTCATCGGGGCCCGATACGGCTAAAATCTTTGCTTTTACTATCCCACAGGGGGCAACAGGTCCAACAGGCCCGACCGGTCCTACGGGACCCACAGGGCCTACGGGGGCTGACTCAACTGTTGCTGGACCGACCGGTCCAACGGGCCCTACAGGACCAGCAGGGTCAGACGGGGCTGATGGCGCAACCGGTCCAACCGGACCAACCGGAACTGCTGCCGGTTTCGGAACGCCGACTGCATCCACAGGTCCTATAGGTGTTACATCAAGTGGGCCCGATACCGCTAAGGTTTTTGCTTTTACAATTCCTGCCGGAGATACCGGACCGACAGGACCTACAGGTCCGGCGGGTTCTGACGGCGCTGCGGGGGCAGCGGCGGGCTTCGGCACACCTACTGCAACTACGGGCCCTATAGGAGTTACTTCATCCGGCCCAGACACCGCTAAGATATTTGCATTTAGCATTCCGGCGGGCGCAACAGGTCCTACCGGCCCCGCTGGTGCTGACGGGACTGATGGTGCAGACGGTGCTACCGGACCTCAAGGCGCAGAAGGACCTACAGGTCCTACAGGCGCACAAGGGCCCACAGGTTCAACAGGACCTCAAGGACCCGAAGGGTTAATTTGGGAAGGGGCTTGGAACAGCGGCACATCTTATTCTATTGACGATGCCGTAACACACAACGGCACATCTTACATAGCAATTGCTGCACATAGTAATCAAGAGCCACCTAATGCTTCATATTGGGATATTCTCGCATCTAAGGGAGATACAGGTTCAACCGGACCCACAGGACCTACCGGTTCGACAGGACCGACAGGCCCTGCGGGCTCGGATGGTTCAGACGGTGCAGCAGCGGGCTTCGGAACGCCTACTGCTACTACCGGACCTATCGGTATTACTGCTTCCGGTCCAGATACGGCTAAGATATTTGCGTTTTCTATCCCCGCTGGCGATACAGGCCCAACCGGACCTACCGGCGGAACAGGACCAACGGGGCCAACAGGTCCAGCAGGTTCTGACGGTTCAGATGGTGCAGCGGCAGGGTTTGGCACTCCGACCGCTACAACAGGACCTATTGGGGTTACTGCGTCTGGGCCAGACACAGCAAAAGTATTTGCCTTTACAATTCCTCAAGGTGCTACGGGTGCAACAGGACCAACCGGGCCCACAGGCCCAACGGGTCCGACAGGACCCGCTGGCGCAGACGGAAACGACGGGGCTGATGGCGCAACAGGACCTACAGGTCCTACAGGTCCTACAGGTAGTGCTGGCGCAACAGGACCTACGGGTGCTGCTGCCGGATTCGGGACTCCTACAGCCTCAACCGGACCTATTGGCGTTACCGCAAGCGGGCCGGACACATCTAAGGTGTTTGCCTTTAGCATTCCGGCAGGTGCAACCGGACCTACAGGACCGGATGGTCCTACAGGCCCTACAGGTCCAACGGGGCCGGTCGGACCTACAGGACCGGCTGGAAGTGATGGCGCAACAGGACCGACAGGGGCTACAGGACCAACAGGCCCTACAGGTCCGGCAGGTAGCACAGGACCCGAAGGTTTAGTGTGGGAAGGCAATTGGGCTACATCAACTTCTTATTCTGTGGATGACGCAGTATATTACACTACTACCGAGTCTTCGTATATTTGTATTCAAGCGCATACATCGGGTGCGATAAACCCAACTAACACATCTTATTGGTCGGTGTTGGCCGCACAGGGAGATACAGGACCTACAGGACCTACGGGGCCTACAGGGCCTACCGGTCCTGCCGGACCAACCGGACTAACGGGTGCAGATGGACCTACCGGACCCACAGGACCTACCGGACCAACAGGACCGATAGGACCAGCGGGCAGCGACGGTTCAGATGGTGCAACAGGACCAACAGGGCCAGCAGCAGGGTTTGGAACGCCTACTGCGACCACAGGACCTATCGGTGTAACTGCATCCGGCCCTAATACAGCGAAAGTGTTTGCTTTCTCAATACCTCAAGGCGCGACAGGTGCGACAGGGCCGGATGGTCCGACAGGACCGCCCGGACCAATAGGACCAACAGGGCCCGATGGTCCTACCGGACCTACAGGAACAGCCGCTGGCTTCGGCACTCCTACAGCAAGCACCGGTCCTATCGGTGTAACAGCAAGCGGACCCAATACGGCTAAAGTATTCGCATTCTCTATTCCTCAAGGGGCGACAGGCCCAACAGGACCCACAGGACCGACCGGACCGGATGGTCCAACAGGTCCGACCGGACCAACAGGTCCAGCGGGTGCTGATGGGGCAACAGGACCCACAGGACCTGCGGCTGGATTCGGAACCCCTACCGCCACTACCGGACCAATAGGCGTAACTGCAAGCGGTCCTAATACAGCGAAAGTATTTGCCTTTTCTATCCCTGCTGGTGCTACGGGGCCGGATGGACCGACAGGACCGACAGGACCACCGGGACCAATCGGACCCGATGGTCCGACAGGACCGACAGGACCGACAGGTAATACGGGTGCTGCGGCGGGCTTTGGAACTCCAACAGCAAGCACAGGACCAATAGGTGTAACGGCAAGTGGGCCGGACACGGCAAAAGTCTTTGCATTCTCAATACCTCAAGGCGATACAGGACCGACAGGGCCTACGGGTCCTACGGGTCCTACGGGTCCAACAGGACCACCCGGCGGAACAGGGCCGACAGGTGCGACAGGACCCGCCGCAGGATTTGGAACACCGACCGCATCCACAGGGCCTATCGGAGTCACAGCGAGTGGTCCAGACACCGCAAAAGTGTTTGCTTTCTCCATACCACAGGGCGCTACAGGACCTACGGGCCCAACCGGACCCACAGGCCCTACGGGCCCTACCGGACCTGCTGGTGCAGATGGCTCAGACGGTGCAACAGGTCCTACGGGGCCAACCGGTCCTACAGGACCAAGTGGGGTTGCGGGCGCAATAGATGATTTAACAGATGCAATCACTACTGCTACTTCTAACATAGGATTAGGTAGTGGTGCTTTAGATTCAATAACTGCAAGTAGCGGTAATTACAACGTAGCATTAGGAATAAATGCGGGAACAGCAATTACAACAGGAGATAGAAATATCGCTATTGGTTATGGTGCTGGTGATGGTTTCGACACAGAAAGTGATAACATAGCAATAGGTTACAATGCTTTAGGTGGCCCTGTTGCGGGCGGAGAGTCAAACGTAGTTCTTGGTAATTATGCGGGGGATGCACTTACAAGCGGAAATGGAAATGTATTGATAGGTCAGCAAGCGGGCACGGGAATTACAACAGGTGGTTACAATGTAGTAATCGGCTCTCAAGCATTTGATGGGGCAAACACAGGTTCGTCAAACGTAGCAATTGGTTGGTGGGCCGGTGGAAGTAGCGCAAACACAGCCGGAGAAGCGGTCTATGTCGGAAGAATGGCGGGTTTCGCAGTTACAAGCGGAAATCACAATGTCCTCGTCGGTATGTCGGCAGGTAGGGCGATTACTACCAATGCAAATAACACAATCATAGGTTCTTATGCCGGAGATGCAATTACAGGTGCAAGCAACGTAATAGTTGGCGCACACGCGGCGGGTAATGCAAGTGCGACTACTGCTGAAAGAAATACTATTGTTGGAAATTATGCGGCGGGGGCATTAACTACCGGTGATAAAAATATCATCGTTGGAGATTATGGCGGTAAGAATATTACAACAGGTTCAAACAATGTTATTATCGGTGGTGATATTGACGCACCTTCTGCAACAGGTGATGACCAATTAGTTATTGCATCCGGTGATGGTGGGGTTACATGGATTCAAGGAGATTCTAACGGATTAGTCGCTAACAAAATAAGTGTAGTAGCAGTAACGGGGGCGCACACCTTAACAGACGCAGAATCCGGCTCGTATGTGTATTGCACAAGTAGTGGTGCGCCTACTTTACCTGCAACCGCAGAAGTAGGACAACAATACACTATCATTAACAATACAGGTTCAGATTTAACACCCGGATTAGGAACAAGCAACAGTAGCATTCCGAGTAGCCACACCGCCATATCTGATGATTCAGCGAGAACCTATGTTGCGGTTGCCGCAAATACATGGTTCTTCGTGGGGTGATTAAATGGCCTCAATTAACTTAGGTGTTGTTGGTTGCATAGCCGCAAGCGCGAGTTCGGGCGGTTCTGCACCAACGGGTGTGTCTATTGCAGAAAACGCAAGTAGCGGTCAAGACGATGCGTTTAGAATTGTTGAATCGAGAGATGTATTTACTGTCGCTTATTCCGATTGGACTTCTGCAACGAGTGAATCTTTTGGAACACAGTATGAAAAAGAGATAAGTTCCGGCGATTTAGGAGATTATGACGCTGATGGTTTTATTAGATGTGATGCTTATGCTTATTTGCGAGCAACAGGGGCTACATCTTATTCATGGAGTGGTTCAGTATATAGTAGCAGCGTAGCACCCGGAATAACTGTTACTACGGGCGGCGCGGGCGGTGCGGGGCAAGACGGAACAAGTAGTGGCGTTGGTATTAGGTTTGAAATATATCCGGGAACGGCTAAAGGCGGCGGCAATCTTTGGCCTCAAAATGGAGATAATGTTATTTACAAATTAACAGGAACGGCTACTAATTCAGATGGTAGCACTTCG